CGGTTTAACGTGATATTATGATAGTGTCGAAAGATTAGGAAACAGGATCGACAAAATAAAATGTAAGGGAGGAAATCTCCCTCATCGTTTAATTAAGCTTCGATAGACAGCAGCGGAAATATTAAGAATAAGGATGTGAATTTCAACTCCTTCTAAATTGTTCTTATTATCTATCATCCGTTGCTGTCTATTAATTTATGTATTGGAGGGTAAGAATATGAAATTATCAGTAGAAGGCACTCCAGAAGAAATACAAGAATTGCTCCAAGCTATTGGTAGTAGCAAGGAGCAAAAGGTAAGTGTTTCTAATTCAGATATTGACGGTATTTGCAATTGTTTAAACAGAGAAAAAATATCTAATCCTTACTAAGAGAAAATATGTTCGTTAATGAATTTCCAATTTTCCTCTGTAGCTCTACCTTGATAATTTTTTTGCAGTTCACAGATGAATAAGGAATCGTTATTATCAAGTACTGTATTTAATTTTTCACACATTTGATTTGGATTCAAATTAGTTTTAACTAACCAAAAAGATTTTTGTAGCTTTATATATGCCCCAAATTCTTTTATTATTTCAAATACTTTATCATACTTTTGCCCTGGGTTATTAAGATCATAACTAATCATGTAGGGTTTATACATGTTGTCTTGCACATCCTTGTTTTATATTTCAGCGGACCACTCGCTGATAAATAAAATTATACACTTAGTATTTATTTTCACAATGAAAATTTGTCACTGTGGCGGAAGTAGAAGACGCAACGGTAAATGGCGAGTAGCCTCGTGAGAGCCTGGTAAGTTCTCGTGTGTGGTGCGATTCCACTCCAGTGACTTTAGCCAACCGAGGGAGGTATGAACTCGTGTGGTGCGAGCCCTAGGGAGGAACAGGATAACCGCCTGTGTGTAGGTTGCTATTACATATTAGATCACTCTTTGAGTGGTCTTTTTATTTTGCGAAAAGGAGGCACGACGATGTATAGACCACAATACTTAGAACGTAAGCATGAAGTAATCATTGTGCAAAATGGTAACGGTGAGATAGTACTAAAGTATAGAAGACCAATAAAGAGCGATACATATAAACGAAAGGAAAGCAATGAAGTTATTCCTTTTCGCAGAAGGAGAAAGGTCAAATGAGAAACTACTGGTATATATCGCTAACTAATGAATATCCTCGAACCATTGATGATTGTTCAGTGCGTGTTGTGCGTTCTGTACAAATCAAAGGGAAGTACTCCATCATTGAAATGACCAGAGAAGCTACACCGAAAGAGATCGATAAATGCAAACTTCTTTATTGCGGTCATGGTTTCTATTCAGATAAACACATACAGGAAAATCTTTCAAAGTATGTGTAGATTACAAAACAAATGTTGCAAACAAGCGAGGTGGTGTCACATGTGAAGAAATACGAACTAGCTAAAGATGATTATGAAAAAGGATTGAAGTATAGAGAAATAGCTGAAAAATATGGTGTATCCATCAGCACAGTAAAGTCATGGAAATCCCGTTACTGGTCTCGAGAAAAGGTTGCAACCAAGAACGCAACTATTCCGAACAACAAAGGAGCGCCAGAGGACAACAAAAACGCTGTTACCCATGGCCTTTTTGCCAATTGGTTACCTTCTGAAACATTAGAAATTATGAATGAGGTTGCAACCTCTAACCCTGAGGATATATTATGGAATAATATCATGATCCAGTACACGGCTATTATCCGAGCACAGAAAATCATGTATGTTGATTATGAGGGTAGTTTATCCAAAGAAGTTTCTAAGTGGTCCTCGAGTGATTCTGGAAGTTCAGAAGAATATGCTATTCAATATGCTTGGGACAAGCAAGCTAATTTCATGAATGCACAATCAAGGGCTATGAGCACGCTATCTAGCTTAATTAGACAATTTGTCTCTATAGCTGATGAACATGATGAACGTAGAAAGAAACTAGAATACATGGATGTACAAGTCAATTTAGCAAAAGCACAATTGAAGCAGTTAAATGATGGTTATGATTCGTCAGAAGAACAAACTGTAATTATTGATGACATTCCGTTAGTTGAAAGCGAGGTTGGTTCGAATGGCATTAATGACCAAGAAACAAACTCAAATTAAGACTACGGACTTGGTTAACCCGCATTTTTATAAAGTTTGGCACGCAAAGTGTCCTTATATTTTAATGAAAGGCGGACGTGGTTCATTTAAATCATCTGTTATCAGTTTGAAATTAGCAACAGAAATGAAGAAGCACACACAAGCTAAGCACAAAGTAAATGTTGTCTGCATGATGAGTCAGCACAAGTATTTAAGAGATGCTGTCTACGAACAAATCAAGTGGGCACTTTCAATGCTTGGCATTTCAAAAGAATATAAGTTTCGTACTTCTCCTTTGAGAATCATTCATAAACGTACTGGCTCTAAGTTCTATTTTTATGGTGTTGATGATCCGTTAAAACTAAAATCAAACGCAATTGGTGATGTCATTGCTTTGTGGTACGAAGAAGCCGCAAACTTTGAAAGCGAAGAAGTATTTGACCAGACGAATGCAACCTTTATCCGTCAACGGTCGCCATGGGTAGATCAAGTACAAGTTTACTATTCATGGAATCCACCCAAGAATCCATATGATTGGGTTAATGAATGGGTAGAGAAATGCATACGCCTAGATGATCATTTAGTGGACCACTCGACTTATAAAGATGATGAGTTAGGTTTTACGGATCCTCAGCAATTAAAGCTGATAGAAACGTATAGAGAAAATGATGAAGATTACTATCGATGGCTTTACTTAGGCGAAGTGATTGGTCTGGGTACGCTCATCTATAACATGGATCATTTCCATCCGCTTGATGAGTTACCAGATGATGATTACATCGTTCAGATTTGCTTTTCAATCGATAGTGGACACCAAATATCAGCGACTACCTGTGGTTGCTACGCTATTACCAAAAAGAAAAATGTCATTTTATTAGATACTTATTATTATTCTCCTGAAGGAAAAGTAAATAAGAAGGCACCTGATGAGCTTTCTAAAGATTTGCATGATTTTATTGAGCGATGTCAAATAAAATACAATAAGTATGCCTACAAAATCACTATTGATTCGGCGGAAGGCGCTCTAAAAAATCAATACTATAAAGATTACAATGAGAAGTTTCATGCAGTGGCCAAAGCTAAAAAAGTAGATATGATCGATTATGTGCAGAACCTCCTTGCACAAGGCAAGTTTTTTTATTTGGATACAGAAGCAAATCGAATATTTATTAAAGAGCATCGTGATTATCGATGGGATGAAGATACTTTACAATCTGATGATCCAAAAGTTATCAAAGTTGGTGACCATACATGTGACCAGTTCCAATATTTTGTAAAAGATAATCTAAGTGATTTAGGACTGAAATGGTAGGTGAGAAAATGAGTGGGATTCAGCGCATCAAAAACTTTTTTAAGAAAGGAGTGAAACGAATAGATATGAATTTGAATGGCATAGAACTTGGTAAAATCACAGATCATCCCAAAATTGATATTGATCCATATGAATATGAGAGAATCGCTGAAAATTTTCGTTATTATGCGAATAATTTCCCGAAAATTAAATATATAACCTCTTTTGGTAAAGAAAATAAACGTCCATTTAATCCGTTGAATGTAACCAAGACTGCAGCAAGAAGATTAGCGAGTATCATTTTTAATGAGAAATGCAAGATTGCTTTAAGAGATCCTGACGATGAAGATTCAGACAGTTTAAAAGAAGCAAATACGTTCTTGGCGAAAACACTGTATAACAATAATTTTTATAATCTTCTTGAACTGAATCTTGAAAAAGGAATTGCTTCCGGTGGGTTTGCTATGCGTCCTTATATTGATGGAGATAAAATCAAAATCTCTTGGATCAGAGCAGATCAGTTTTATCCTTTGCGTTCTAACACAAATGAAATCAGCGAATGTGCAATTGCTACTAGGTCAGTTCAAACAGAAAATGATACAAATTATTACTACACGTTATTAGAATTCCATGAGTGGGTAAATGGGAAGTACATTATTTCTAATGAGCTTTATAAGTCAGAATTGGAAAGTTCTGTCGGTAAACAAGTACCATTAAAAACTTTATATCCTGATTTAGCAGAGGAAGTCACCTTAGAAGGATTAAGACGTCCTCTTTTTGTTTACTTCAGAACACCTGGTGCAAACAATAAATCTCTAGAAAGTCCGTTAGGCGTTGGAATCGTTGATAATGCAAAAGAAATCTTAGATACCATCAACAATACTCATGACCAATTTGCTTGGGAAATACAAATGGGACAAAGGCGTGTCGTGGTTCCTGCTGAATTTCTCAAAACAGATGAAGCCCATCCGCCAATGTTTGATAGTGATCAAAATGTATTTGTAGGAATGTATGGGGCAGAAAATGCTGGAATAAAAGATATTAAAGATATTACTACGGCAATACGAACAGTTCAGTATAAAGATGCCATCGATCATTGGATTAAAGAGTTTGAGGTGCAAGTAGGGCTGTCGGTTGGTTCAATGAGCTACGCTAATGATGGTTTAAAAACAGCAACGGAAATCGTCTCTAACAACTCAATGACGTATCAAACACGTTCTAGTTATTTGACAATGGTTGAAAAAGCCATTAATGAATTAGTCCATTCGATTTTTGAATTGGCAGGTTATGCAGAACTCAATTCAACTGGAAAACCATTGTTTGAAATAAATTACGATGATTATAAAGTCGATATCAGTTTTGAAGATGGTATTTTTGTCAACCAAGATAAACAACAAGAAGATGATTTAAAAGCTGTGGTTGCTGGCGTGATGCCAAAGAAACAGTTTCTTATCCGTAATTACAATCTAAGTGATCAGGAATTAAAAGAATGGTTGGATGACTTGAAAGAGGAAATGCCTGAAGCAGGATCAACCGAACGTCGTAGTCAAGATGCGTTATTCGATTTAGGTGATTAATTATGATTACACCAGAAAAAATGCAAAAGACCGCAAACTCAATTATCAATATCTATTCAGAACTAGAAGACCGAATCTTTACCATCATAATCAAAGCCTTAAAACATTCTCGTTTTCAAGATGTAGCTAAAGAAGACGTGCTTTTGTGGCAAGTAAATCAACTTTCTAAAATGGGTACACTGAACGATAAAGTTATTGATTTGTTAGCAAGTTATACTGGCGAAACTCAAGAAGCGATTGAACAATTGATTAAAGGAAACGGCGTGAAGATCGTTGATGAAATAGACCGTGAGCTTGAGCGAATGGTGCATAAAAGTATTCCTGTGTCTGACGACGTAAACAAAATTCTAGACTCTTTTGTTCGTCAAACTTTCCAAGACTTAAATAATAATGTCAATCAAACGCTGATCACTACTAATTTCAATGAGAATGCAGTCATGCGAGCTTATCAAGCAATTCTCAAACAATCAACTATAGAATCGATGACGGGGCTTAAAACGCATGAGAAAGCCGTAAAAGATAATGTCTATAAAATGGTAGACATGGGAATTAAATCAGGTTTTGTCGATAAAGCAGGTCGTGAGTGGTCGATGGAGGCTTATTCTCGAACTGTCGTACAAACTACCTCACACAGAACGTTTAATGATCTTCGTTTGAAACGAATGGAGGACTTCGACTGTGTCACTGCATTAATGAGTAGTCATCCAGCAGCTCGCGAAGCCTGTGCGCCAATTCAAGGCGGATGGGTATTAACTGTGCCGAAAAATGAAGCGCCAGAAGAATTCAAACATTTACCCTCTATTTATGATCATGGATATGGCGAGCCCGGTGGAACGCAAGGAATTAACTGTACACATATTCTTTATCCTGGCCGTCCTGATGTGAACACAAACAATCAACCGCAATATGACCAAAAAGAAGCACAAAAAAATGCGGATATCCAACAAAAGCAAAGAAAGCTAGAACGAGATATCCGCTATCAAAAGAAGCGAATGAATGCGGCGTTAGAATTGGAAGATCCCAAAACTGTACAAATGTGCAAACAAGTGATTGCTAACAAACAGAAACAGTTAAGGGAGCTTATCAACGAACATGAGTTCTTAGTTCGTGATTACAGTAGAGAACAAGTACAAAGTTAATAGTTTTAGGCTTAGCAATCGCTAGTCTTTTTATTTTGCCCTGAATACGGCGTTAAACTGTTCAATCCATCGAGGGCGTAGCCTCGTTAAACAACGAAAGGATGAATGAAATGAAACGTGAAGAACTGAAAGAACTTGGCTTAACTGATGAACAGATTGGATCAATTATGGCTTTGCATGGTGTGACTGTGAACGAGTTGAATAGTCGTGTGTCTACCGCGGAACAACAGGCCACTCAATATCAAGAACAGTTAGAGAAAAACCAAAATGAGCTGAATGATTTCAAAGCAAATGCTAAAGGAAATGAAGATCTTACTAAGCAGTTAGAGGATTTACAATCTAGGTTTGATGAAATCAAGACGAGTTCTGAACAACAAATTTCTGATCTTAAAAAATCATCAGCGATTGACTTAGCTCTAACACAAGCTGGGGCTAAAAACATTAAGGCTGCTAAAGCCTTGCTAGACAGCGAATCATTGGAACTTACAGACGAGGGATTAAAAGGATTAGATGACCAACTGGCCGCGCTTAAAGAAAGCGACGGTTATTTATTTGGCCAATCTGAACAGGTTCCACCTAATCCCGATGGTAAGAAGGCTACCTTTTCTGGGAATGCTAGTTCTGGCCAGAATGTGGAAGAAGATGTGTTCGCTAAAGCATTAGGAGTTTTACCAAACAAAAATTAAATTTGGAGGGAATAAAATATGGCAATTAATTACATTACAAAAGACAATGGGATTTTCGATCAGAAGATCACTCAAGGATTGTTAACGACGATCTTAGGTATTCCACAAGTTGAATTTGTGAACGGTGGTAAATCATTTACATTAACGACTATTTCAACTTCTGGTTTGAAATACCATACACGTAACAAGGGATTCAACAGCGGTACTTATGGAAATGACAAAAAAGTTTACACAATGGGTCAAGATCGAGACGTTGAATTTTATATCGATAAACAAGACGTTGATGAAACGAATCAAGACTTAGCTGTAGCTAAAATTTCAAATGTATTTATCACTGAACACGTTCAACCAGAAATCGATGCGTATCGTTTTTCTACTTTAGCTTTAGGAGCAGGCAAGACTAAGGAAGAGACAATTACTGAGAAAAATGCTTACTCTGCAATTAAAGCTGCTATTTTACCAGCACGTAAATTCGGCCCGCAAAACCTAGTAGCGTTTGTATCAACAACGGTAATGGATGCATTAGAACGTTCTTCAGAATTCAACCGCAACATCACTAATCAAAACGTTGGGCAGACTGCTTTAGAATCCCGTGTTACTTCTCTTGACGGTGTGTTGTTAGTCGAGGTTTGGGACGACACTCGTTTTAAAACAAAATACAATTTTTCAGATGGATACGCTGCTGCCTCTGATGCACAAGACATCAATATCTTAGTTGTCGCTAAACAAGCAGTTATCCCCGTGGTTAAAGAAAACACCGTCTTCTTGTTTGCGCCAGGCGAACATTCACAAGGTGATGGCTACTTATATCAAAACCGCTTATACCACGACTGCTTTATCAAAGAACAACAAAAAGAAGGTGTATCTGTCTCTTTGGCCCCAAAAAGGATAGCCCCATCCGGCGTAACTTTGAATAAAACAACAGCTACGCTAACGGTGGGATCAACAGAAACATTGTCCGCTACTGTATCACCAGAAACGGCAACTGATAAATCAGTCAAATTTACCTCTAGCGATGAAACAATTGCAACAGTAACGCCAGTGCAAGGAAAGGTTACTGCTATTAAAGTAGGAGCTACGACGGTCACAGCGACAACCGTAAATGGTAGAACTGCTACGTGTGAAGTCACGGTAACCGCAGCAAGCGAAGGATAGCTACTAAACTATCTTTTTTAATTGAAAGGAGGCAGTTATGAGCTATCTTACGCACGATGAATATTTAAAATCAGGATTCAACAAAGTATCAGTTTCGGAGTTTGATGACTTAGAAAAATGTGCTGCACGTCAGCTTAATCGAGTGACAGGCGATTTTTACATGAGACATTCTTTAGCTGATGACACGTTCAAATATCGAGTGGATAAGTTCAAAATCGCAATGGCTGTCCAAATTGAATATTTGAAGTCAGTTGGAGTTACTTCGTTATCAGACTTACTAAATGCTTCCCCTTCAAGTGTCAGCGTTGGTCGTATGCGTATTGAATCTGGAAGCACGAATGCAGCAACAGTTGGCAGAACGATGGTTGCAACAGAGGCTTATAACGAGTTGATCTATACAGGACTTCTTTACAAGGGAGTTGACTATCGATGATTCCTTTAATGCCAAAAGAACTTTGTAACCAGTCAATTACTTTGAGGCTGCTAGATGGTCATGACAAATGGCAAAAACCTGTCTTTTCTGAACCAATCACGATTAATCATATGATCTTTCAACCTCAAACAGTGTACAGCGGTAGTAATAATAATCGGCAAGTGGTAGCCAACGCTATCGCTTTTTTGTTTGCTGGAGTATCTGATCCGATGCCAGTGATTAATAAAAATCATGTTGGGTCAAAGATTGACTTTGAAGGTGAAACTTACACTATCACGACGATCGTAGATAACCGCAATCCATACAGTAACGAAGTCTACTCGTATGAGTTGGAGGTGCTGTAATGCTCCATGTTAAGGTTGAAAAAAATGGCGTCGATCGTAAGTTGTCAGTGATGAACATCAATTCAGCACTGTACTATATGACTGCTCAGATGCATCCAGACATGAACCTATATGCGCCAAAACGGCAAGGACATTTAAGAGACAAATCATTTGTTAACAAGAACCGAATCACATATACCGTTCCTTACGCTAAACCTCAATTTAGAGGGATCGTCAATGGTAGTAGAGTTAAGAATTATACAACGCCAGGGACAAGCCGACGTTGGGACCTCAGAGCAAAAGCGAATCATATGGATAGTTGGCGTAGGGCATTTATCAAAGGAGGAAACTTGTAATGGATTTATGGGAACGATTATCTGACTCGATAGATTCTATTCAAGGCCTTCCAATGCCATGCTCGATGGGATTTCTAAACGGTGAAGATACACTTTGCGTTTATTCTATGCCGGGTAGCCGAACAGTAGAAGAATACTTTGACGGTACGAAAGAGCGTGAAATGCTCTATGAGGTCGGATTTAACACGAAAGACCAAGAAAAAGCCAATCAAACTCTTTGGCTCATATCAAATCATTTAGACGAACTCTCAACTCTGAAGTCAGAAGATGAGAGCTTCGTCTTTTTAGGTATCGAAATAAGTGAGACTCCTTTCGTAAGCGAACAGGACGTGCAAGGGAACTCAACTTATTTATTAGGTATCAAAATCACCATTCATCAATTCAAAAATTAGGAGGAAATTTAAATGGCAGAAAATAGTAAAGAATTTTTACTAAACTTTAAAAACAAATTGGAAATCGATACTTCAGGAAGTACAGATTTAGATCAAATCGCATCGGCTAGATTCGCACCATTAGCAGCAGGGATCACAACTATTACTCCGGCTGCAGCGGACACTACAGATGCATCCCATTACTACGATGGAGAAGGATTCGCTGATTCCACTGTAACTGGTAAAAATATCACGTTCCAAGTTGCGGGACACCGTGTATTTGGAGATCCAGCTCAAGATTATGTAGCGTCTAAATTCTTGTCAATCGGAGATGAATTACGCACGTTAGCACAATGGACTGATGCCAAAGGGAATAAGGTTCAAGCTGTTGTTACATTGACTGCTATTGTACCTTTCGGTGGTGCAGCTAATGCTAAACAAACGTTCAGCTTCACAATGACATTCAACGGCAAGCCAAAATCGGTAGCAGCGGGGGAGTAATTAGCCCTGAAAGCGTAGCGCTTAATAAAACAACGTTATCGCTTGCAATTGGGGCAAACGAAACCTTAACAGCTACCGTTTTACCGGTAGACGCAACAGATAAAACAGTGACATGGAAATCAAGCGATGCAACTATTGCAGGTGTTGATTCAAAAGGGAAAGTAACTGGTGTGAAAGCTGGAACAGCTGATATCACAGTGACGACTAAAACAGGTGGAAAAACCACCAAATGTACTGTAAAGGTTACTGAAGGTTAGCCAAATGGCTAGCCTTTTTATTTTTTAATAGGGGGAACATAAATGGCTATCAATAATGTAATTGATTTAGATGCAAAATTATCACTAACTAAATCCGTAAAAATTGCGGGCAAAGTATATGAAATCACTATTTCTGATGAGGTTGATCAAGCTTTGATGGATTTAACTAGTGTAGATGTCCCATCGCAATTAGAACACCTGACAGAAAAAGCAGAGAAATTGGAAGATTTAGAAGATAAATCAACTGATAAATATAAAGAGTTTATTCGCCTAGAAGTTGCTAAATTGAAAGATCGTTCAATCGCTGCACTAGATAAAGTGTTGGGAGAAGGAGAAGGAACCCGTGTATATAAGAGTTACGGAAATAGTACAAAGGCATTATTAACTGTCATTGGTTTATTGCAAAAAGAGTTGGGTGAATTGATGATTGAACGTAAAAAAACCGCTGATAACTATTACAAAAACAAACATAAAAAGAAGTGATATAGATGTTTGATTTGGTTGAGGATTTAGAAAATACACTAATCATTGAAGGAGAAGAATATAAATTTGACCTTTCCTTTGATGTGGTGATTAGATTCTATGAATTGCTAGAAGATAAAAATTTAAAATCATTTGAAAAAATTAATAAAGCTTTTGATTTGTTTTATTTTGATGCTAAAGCTCCCATTAGTGATTTTACTTTCGAACAGAAGCAAGCAGCAATCGAAGAAATAAGTAATTATATACAAAAATGTCCATACGGAAATAACAATAATGATCAGGAATCCGGAGATACTGTGCCGGAAAAACTTTATTCTTATTCTCAAGATGCTGGAGCAATTTATTCCTCATTTTTAGCAGATTACGGCATCGATTTATT